TGCCATACACAATCGATCTCGGATGGCTGCACAAGTCGTCTTATGCTGTTGAGATGAAAGAAAGAGAGACTGCGAGAAACAAGCGGATCGAATATACTAACCAACAGAAACTTGACCTGTAATGGCACTTGACATGGATGGCCCAAATGGTGTATAGTTATTTTATTGGAGGGTTTTTAATTGCCAAAGAAACCTAAATCTCCGTGTAAAATACCTTTTTGCCCTGGCTTTGCAGTATCCGGTGGTTACTGTGAGGCTCACTCCCCTCTTGCTGAGCAAGCTAAGACAGACAGGAGAGCCGCCGCTAACAAGCGTGGCTATGGTGCTGCGTGGCGAAAGGTAAGGGCCCGGGTACTACGAGCTGCAGGTATCCCTGAAGGGCAATGGTATCTATATGCGGTTGATCATAACCCTCCTTACAATCCTGATGTAGAGCCTGACCATGAGATGTATACCCTTCTCCCAACACTAATAGTGGAGCACAACAGGAAGACAGCTAGTAAGGACGGCGGTTTTGGAAATAAAAAGAAAGGGAGAGGGGAGGGTCAAATCTCTGGGACCTATACGCCAAAACCGTGCGGTAAGGCTACATTATATGATGTCTGCAAAAACCCGAGGGGGTCTCATGGGTAGTGGGGGCCATAACAGGAAATCAAAAAATCAAAAAATAATCGAAGGCACTTTTAGAAAAGACCGTAACCCTAGTAACGAGCCAAATCCTCCTAAGATATCTGATATCCTAAAGCCTCCAAGTCATTTGGGAAAGTACGGGAAGAAGATGTGGAAAAAGCTATCTAAGACCTTGTATGAAGAAGGCCTCTTGACGGTGCTCGATGACCAAGCTTTGGAGCTCATCTGTGAGGCATATGATCAATACCGCCAGGCTCATGAAGCGGTGTATTACATAAGAGATGCGCAGGGGAAGCGCAAGCGTCGGAGCCTGGGGGAATATATGGAGGGTAGAAATTCTCAAACCATGCCCGAATATACTGCTATGAATAGGCATTTCAACAACATAGCTAAATTACTAAAAGAGTTTGGTATGACTCCTGTGGCACGAAACAGGATCAACCTCCCGGAGAAAAAGGAAGGAGTGGATCCAATGGAGGAACTACTAAAAGATGAGGTATAGGTGGATAGTTTTTTTGGCGTTAATCCTGGGGGCTCTTGTGAGTAGTACCGCGGGATATACGGCTGAACAATACATTGAAGATGTACTCTCCGGAAAACAGGTAACCGGAAAATATACACGTCTCGCGGTAGAAAGACATATTAGGGATCTTAGAAGAGTTGGGGATCCAGATTTTCCATACCACTTTGATGATACTCAGGCGAGGAGGATAATCGATTTTAAACAACAGCTTTGCCATACAAAGGGAGAATGGGCGAATGCAAGGAAACACGACACAAGAATACGTCTTGAACCATGGCAGCAGTTCAAAGATTGGGTGTTGTTTGGATGGAGAGATAAAAACGGATATAGAAGGTTTACGAAGGCTTATATCGAGGTGGCGAGGAAGAATGGTAAAACAACCGATGCTGCAGCTACTGCCAATTATATGTACTTCGCAGACCGCCCCAAAGAGATAGGGCCTGAGATTTATTGTGTCGGGCCTAAAAAGGACCAAGGTAAAATATCCTGGGAAGAGGCAAAGCGGCAGATAGAAAAGCATCCGGTGTTGAAGAAGAAATCTAGAACTTATAAGCAAAACTCAACAATCATATTGTACGATGATTCCGCGGCTAAGATGACAGTCTGGGGCCGTGATGCCGAAATGCAGGACGGGTTTAATCCGTCTTTTGCGCTCATAGATGAGGCGCATCTTTACCCCGGCAATGAGGGGATGGAGGTAGTTGAGTCTGGTATGGGGTCAAGGGCCCAACCTCTGATCTATATTATTACAACCGCCGGGCTTGATATCAACTCACCAATTTATAAAGAGGAACGTACATTGTCACTACAGACCCTTGAGCAAACTATAAACCCCTCTCCGGATAATTTCTTCTGCATGATTTTTACCCTTGATGATGATGATGACTGGACCGATCCTGGGGTATGGATAAAGAGTAACCCAAATCTCGGTGTCTCGGTGAGTTGGAAATACATTGAGGATAGAGTACAGACAGCACTACAAATGCCCTCGAGGCAGAATAAAGTAATTACAAAAAACTTCAACAGGTGGACACAATCAGAGACCCGTTGGATACAGGCTGATGTGTGGAACCGTGGGAACGTGCCGGTTAATGAAGAGGATCTAACAGGGAGGCCATGTTACGCAGGCCTAGACCTTTCTGCAAGCCAGGATATAACCGCGATTGTGTATGATTTTCCACCAGTTGAGTATGGTGGATGCTACCGGCAGATATATCGTTTTTTTATCCCGGGAGACAACCTGATAGATAGGATCAGGAGGGATAAGGTACCCTATGATGTCTGGATCAAGCAAGGGCTTGTTATTCCAACTCCAGGCGATGTAATCGATTATGATTATATAGAACAGGTTATTCTCGAGGATGCAGAAAAGTTTGAGATCCTTGAGGTCGGATATGACCCATGGAAAGCACAGGAGATCGTAAACCACCTAACCGAAGGCGGTTTCACCATGGTTCCTGTATATCAAAGATATTCCGGGATGGCATCTTTCACTGATGCGTTCGAGAAGGATGTCCTCTCGGGACAGATACAACACGGAGGGAATCCGATTATGCAGTGGATGGTCGGCTGTACCGAGGTTAAAAGTGATCGGCAGGGAAATATCATGCCCATGAAACCACTGAGGGACAAGACAGGTAAGCGTATTGATGGTGTGGTTGCGTCGATTATGGCCCATGGAAGGGCTGTTACTAACGAGAGCGAGGGTGGCAGTATATATGAAGAGCGGGGGATGATGAGCATATGAAAAACAGGGTTACGTTGAAAGATAGAATAGGGGCGTTTTTCAACCCGTCCGCCGGTTCCACCGAAGTGTTGCAAAATATGATACAGGGCGCGAGGAGTTCTGCTGGGGTCTCGGTTAATGAGACAACTGCGATGCGCGTCGGTGCATTTTTTGCTGCTGTGAGAGTTATAACCGAATCTATCGCATCCCTTCCTTTAGAACTATACAGGAGACTGCCTGATGGGGGAAAAGAGCGTAATACATTAGATCGTCGATATAAACTACTACATACACAACCAAATAGTTGGCAGACGTCCTTCGAATTTCGCGAGATGCTCACATACCATGTGATCATGCGGGGTAATGGCTACGCATATATCTCACGCGGGCGAGATGGACAGGCACGGGAGCTTATCCCAATGCACCCTGATAAGACGCTGGTGGAGCAGGATGCTGCATATCGCCTGAGCTACACCTATACTCCAGATAATAAGAGCCCGGTCCACCTCACTCAAGAAGAGGTCCTGCACCTGCGCGGCCTATCGCTGGACGGGTTTACCGGGGTTTCCCTGCTCACCTGGGCACGGGAGGTGATCGGCGGTGCTATTGGACAACAGGAGCACGGAAACAGGCTTTGGAACAATGGTGCGAATCCAGGTATTGTGATGTACCATCCTACTAAGTTAAGCGATGCGGCATATAAACATTTAAAAGAGTCCTGGGATGATCAGTACGTCGGGGCTTCGAATTCCGGGAAAACTATGATCGCAGAAGAAGGTATGAAAATTGAGCGTCTTAGTATGACCAGCGAGGACGCGCAATATATAGAAAGTAGAAAGTTTAGCAGGTCTGAAATCGCCGGAATTACACGCGTTCCGCCGCACATGATAGGGGACCTCGAGCGGGCGACATTCTCGAACATTGAACACCAGGATATTGCCTTTGTAAAGCATTCGCTAAGGCCTTGGTTGGTACGATGGGAACAGGCCTTGCAGCGTGACCTTATTAAAGATCATAGACTATTCGCAGAGTTTAACATTGATGGAATGGCACGAGGCGACCTCAAGAGCCGTTATGCGGCATATGCAGTGGGTCGTAACTGGGGTTGGCTCAGCGTTAACGACATCCGGCAAAGGGAAAATATGAATCCGATTGAAGATGGCAATGAGTATTTACGTCCGCTTAATATGCAACCGCTTGGTGAGGAGTTTAGAGATAACCCTGGGTTAGAAGGAGAAAAGTATGAAGGGTAGTAATTGGTATAAGATTAAAAATCAATCAGGAGTTATTGAGATTGATATATACGATGAGATCGGCGGTTGGGGTATATATGCCGCTGATTTTAAGCGCGAACTTGAAGATGTAGCCTCCGGCGGCGGTCCGATTGTTCTAAACCTCAATAGTCCTGGTGGTGATGTGTTCGAGGGAATTGCGGTCTATCACGCGGTAAGTAAATACCGAGATCGCATAACAGTTAACATTACTGGTGTTGCCGCATCCATTGCCTCTGTGGTTGCCTTGGCCGGGAGCCGCCTAGTTATGGGGCAAGGGACCTTCCTTATGATTCACGATGCGTGGACCATTATACTTGGTACCGCGAAGAACCTACGGCAAAGAGCTGACACACTTGATCAGATAGACATGGAGATGGTGGGGATTTATGAACAGAACAGTAACCTGTCGAGGGGGGATCTTATCGCAGCAATGGACAATGAGACATGGTACTCACCCGACCAGGCATATCAAGCCGGTTTTGCCGAGGCAATAGAGGATTATGGCGAGATTGCTGCGAAGTCGATTGCATTCGATTGGCGCAGTTACGGATATCAAAGAGTACCGCAGCAGTTATGGCAAGCCAGACGGCATGCGGTAGCACCCAGGACCGAACGTGAGCTCGAGGATAGTCTTGTGGCCCTCGGGTATAGCAAAAAGCAAGCAGAACGGATATCAGCCAAGGGCTATGGGGCTTTGCAGGGGGATCCTGCACAGACTAACAGCCAGGGGGATCCTGGCGACGTGGCAAATGCAATTCGTGAGCTTACACAAATAATTAAATAAGGAGGATCTTATGGATCCAGAAATTAAAGCTGCTATAGAAGAGCAGGGTAGGGCGTGGAAGGCCTTTCGCGAGGCGAATGACGAGAGGCTTAATAAAATTGAGGCAGGTGATATACAGGGTTTGACCGATCTCAATTCGAAACTTGAGAAAATCGAGGCTGCAATTGATGAGAATGAAAAGGTCATCGAGGAGCGGGTTGGCGGTGTCGAGAACAACGTTAACAAAATGAACCTTGGTGGCGCTGGTGGCAACTCACAGCTTAGTGAGGCTTTCAATTCGTACATGAAGACCGGTGATGAATCGGCTTTTAAGGCGGCTGCCACAGTCAGTGTTGACCCGGAAGGCGGGTGGCTCGTACCTGAGAATGTGAGCCAGGATATAACCAGGGTGGCCCAGGACGTGAACGCAATGCGTCAGGTTGCCGCTGTCCAGAGGATCAGTAATGGTCGCTCTTATGTCGAGTTTGTTACCAAAAGCGGATCTAAGGCTGCCTTTGTGGGCGAAACTGGATCTCGCGGCGAAACAGACTCCCCGGAGCTCGCGCGAATAGAAACGGTTGCGCATGAGATGTACTCAAATCCTAAGGCCTCTCAGCAGTTGCTTGATGACGCTGCAATCGATATTGGCCAGTGGCTCGTCGATGAGGTTGGGGTGGCTTTTGCTGAAGCAGAGGGAGAGGCCTTTATTACCGGAAGCGGTGTAAACGAGCCGATGGGCCTCCTGAAGTACGATACCGTAGCAAACGCCAGCTATGCGTGGGGAGAACTTGGATTTATCAAGACCGGAGGCGCTTCTGGCTGGGCCACTACTAATCCGGAGAATAAACTCATCGACCTTGTGCATGCGTTGAAGGCCAAGTATCGCAATGGTGCATCCTGGATGATGAACCGCACTACACTCGGTGATGTGCGTAAATTCAAAACCGATAACGGCTATCTATGGCAGCCTTCCATGCAGGCCGGGCAGCCATCACAGCTCCTTGGCTATCCAGTGCTCGAAGAGGACAACATGGAAGACGTTGCATCTGCGAACAATTATGGTGTTGCTTTCGGCGACTTCCGCGCTGGCTACCGTATTGTGGATCATGTGTTGGTCCGCGTATTGCGTGACCCGTACAGTGCGAAACCGTATGTGAGCTTCTACACCACCAAACGTGTTGGTGGAGGGGTTCGGAATTTCGAGGCTATCAAGCTGCTCAAGACCACAGCCTAAGGAGGGGATATGAGAGATATACATAACAATATTGCGATTGTCGAGGCAATCGCAAACAAGACTCACGATGATGATAATACTCCCACTGCAATCGATTTGCAGGGGTATGAATCTGCAGAGGTGGTGATGCACATCGGTGTGGGTGGTATCACCTTTACCAGCACTAATAAGGTTGAGTTTAAGTTGACCCATTCAGAGGACGACTCGACCTATACCGATGTCACCATTGGTGATGTCGATGGGCTATCGAGTGTTGCGGAGGGGGGTATCATAAAGTCGCTTACATTGCTCCACGACGCCTCTGATGTAACCAAGGTTGGTTATATCGGCGGCAAACGGTATCTTAAACTGTTGGCAGATTTCAGCGGCACCCATGGCACCGGCACGCCGATTGGCGCGGTTGTTGTGATGGGCAACCCCCTGAATTCATAAAAAACATTGGGCGGGGCTTATACCCCGCCTCGTATGAGGTAATAATATGGCTGATTTGGTTACTTGGAATACCGTTAAAACCAGACTTGGACTCAGTGACAGTGAACAGATAAACGTGGAATCACTTATTTCTGTTGCTTCAGCCGCTGCAGATAGGTTTACAAATCGGAATCTAGCGGCAGCAACTTACACTCTATTAATAGATGGATCTGGTTCAAAAAAGTTGCTTCTACCGGATTGGCCTATAAACTCTGTGTCTGCTGTATATGTGAATAGCGATAGAGAATATACGGATGAGTCAGAGGTAACAGACTTTGTTATCTATCCATACGGGATGCTTTGGCGTGATGTAGTGTGGCCAGAGGCACCCCAAGCGGTGAAAATTGAATGTAATCTTGGGTTTTCCATAGTACCGGCAGACCTTGAAAACGCAGTAATTGAATTGGTGGCTTATTACAGGGCCAGGCAGCTTGATAATGCAATCGGAATTCGTTCGATAACAAGTCCTGATGGGATTAACACAGCTTTTGAACTATCTATGCCAATGGCTGCGCGAACCATCTTACAGTCATATAACAAGGTTAACCTGTGATGGCAAGATCCAAAAAGTTGGCAATTATTGAGGATCGGTCAAATGAGGCATTAAACCGCATAAGAGATGCAGAGAGAAGAGCCTTAAACGCATCTAAGCGCCAGGCACTTCAGGAAATGCTTAAAAGAGCGCCGGTAGATAGCGGGGAGTATAAAAACGGTCTCGAAACAGAGGTTCCGGCTAACCGTTTACAGTTATTCATGATTGCAAAAGCACCACATTCAGTTTTTGTTGAATACGGCACAGGACCACGAAATACAGAGAGTGGGGCGATGCGCGGACAAATGAAGGGGTTTGGCGTGCTGAGAAAATCGGCGCTGAGGATGAGGAGAGAGGTAATGAGTAATTTGAAAATTGAGGTGAAAGGTGTCTAATGGATCTGATCTGCTAAAAACCTATTTACTAACATTAACAAGTATTACTGATGTGGCTGGTAGTCGGATCTATACAGACGAAGCACCTGCACAAGTCAGACAAGCTTGTATTGTAGTACAGAACATAGGTGGTGATAACATTTCAGATGGTTTAATTCTAGCCCGGCCATTAATTCAAATATCTTGTTATTCGCACGATAAGGCAGAGTCCAATAAATTGGCATCTGCCGTGATAAATTCACTTGGTAAATATTCCGGTCTTATGGATGACACTTATGTGGTGTC